TGTAGGAAAAGTCCGTTTGTAGGTGCGTTACTTACTTTAAGATTTGCTTCATCTACAAAGTTATCTGCTATTGTGGTTGCGTTACCACTTGAGGTTACTTCACCTGTTAGGTTTGCGTTTGTAGTTACAGTTCCTGCTGTTAGACTTGCTGCTGTACCTGTCAAATTTGTTGCCACTCCACTTGCTGGAGTTCCCAAAGCTGGTGCTACCAAAACCATACCAGAAGCCATTGTTCCTTGAGCTACTTGAGCTGCTGGTAATGCTGTACAATTAGTTAATGCTCCACTCGCTGGTGTACCTAATGCTGGGGTTGTAAGAGTTGGTGATGTTAATGTTTTATTGGTTAATGTTTGTGAACCTGTTAGGGTTGTTACTGTTGAATCTATTGCTATATCATCTGCATTTGCTGTGATACCAGTTCCACCTATAACATTTAATGTTACATCTGCTGCCGTACCTCCACCTGTAAGACCACTACCAGCTACTACTGAAGTTATATCTCCTACTGGACTTGCATCTACATAAGCTTTTACTGCTGCTGATGTTGGTAATGTTGTATCATTATCATTTGAACCTATTGTTTCACTTGCTGTGATAATTGCTGAGGCTGCGAAATTAGTAGTATCTAAATCACTTGCAGTTCCTCCACCATATCCATACCAGTAATTTCCTTTTCTAATTAGGATTGTTGGTTTGGTTGTTGATAGTGTTTCATTTGCTCCACCTATTGTTTGTATGTGACCATCTGCTGATGGACTTGATGTATTTGTTAATGTGATAGTATCACCTGTATCTGCGAATAAATATATTAAATCATATTGATTTGTGTTTGTAATAGCTAACTTGTCTAAAACATCTGATGTGCCTGATTCTGCTGCAACTACTGTAACTGAATCTGTGACAGTTGCTACACCACTTGCTATTGTTATTGTTGAAGTTGCTGGTGTTACACCTAACATTCCTGCTGAATCTGGATCAGCGTTCCATTCAGTTGTACCTACTGGTGATGTACCATCATCAGGGTAAGTAGTTGCATCTACTACTGTTGCGTGTTTATAAATTGCTTTACGAGCCATAATTAATTACCTTTAACCTCTTTACCGTCAGCTTTAGTTAATTTAAAACTTATTTTCTCTTCGAATCTAACTTTATCCTCCAAGCCTGAACGACCAGTGTTTCTTAAGTTTATTCTTTCTAAAAGATTAAAAACCCCTTTCATGGTCATAGTCAAAGGACTAGACTCCATTCATTGTGTGGTTTACGAACAAGGTCAGAGTATCTGTACTTGTTTTGTGAAAACTTGCTGGACTTGCAAAGTTCCAGTGGGTCAAGATTTTTGGGTTGCCACTTAATGTTGCTGCCTTATCGACAATACATCCACCAGTGATTGCATTACCTGAACTAGTATCAATTTGTGATGTAGTCCATGAGAATTTAAATGTTACAATGTCAACGCCTGCACCTGTGTTATCAGTATCACCATCGTTTGTTTTTGGATATGCAGAGGTACAGTCTTTCTGTGCTCCAGTTGTAACTATTGGATTTGATACATTGTTATAAGTATCATCTTTAAAAGCATTACTAGAAGCATCATCAGCACTTGAAGGGTTTTGTAATATACAGGTTGCTCCTGCTCCACTTGCAACTGCTCTAAAATCTTCATTTGCAGAAGGTGCTTCTGAACAAGCTCTTTTTGCATAAAATACATCACCGTCATTTGTGACTACATTTGAACCATAAAACCAATGTTTTGTACCGTCAGTTTTCTGTAAAACAACACAAATGTTGTTTTTTGGGTCTAAGGTTTCAGGCATTGTATTTCCATTTCCTTGTGTTAGTGTAATCATTATAATAATACTGTGTGGTTAGGAGTATTTAAAGATTTTTGATATCTAACTAGTGGACACTCTTTCGTTCTGGAAACTAGCCAAATTCTCATTAATCATACTAATATCATCCATAACATCATATGCGAAATCACCACATTGGACTATAGTTTTACCATTTGGGAAGTAATATGAAATACTCTTTACTACTACCTCTTTATTATATATTCCCTTACCACCATGATCAATTGTGGTTTTCATGCCAACTCCCAATGCATTAACCATGCGTGGTATTGTCAGAGTAAATTGTTGTTCTGGTTCTGATTTTGAACCGAGAATTCTTTGAGCTAAATAAACAGTTGTTGTCAAATCATTCATCTGTGGGACTAAATATTTTCTTGATTTTAACCCATTACTTTTTATAACTGGTTGGTTTTTTATAGTGTAATATTGTGAATCATCAGTTGTATCTATAACTTTTACATATATATAAAGTGCTGTTTGACTGTTTGTTCCGAGACCAGAATCCCAATCTATTTTACCAGCACTATATGTGTAATCATCAATAGAAGATAATTCTCTTTCATCTGTTCCAACTTCTTTAATTGTTATTTTTTCCAAATCAACCATACGTCTATCATTATTTGTGTAAGCCATATAATATTCTAAATTAAAAATACCACTTGTACCACCATCAACTGCTGCTGGATATGTTTTTCCAGCATCAGTGTTTTGTCTCAATAATCTCACTGTTGTGTATCTTGGCTTAGCAAATATACCAACCTCTGTTACTATGTTACTATCATCATATCCTTCGTTTTCTATTCTATATCCGTTATTGCTTGAAAAATAACTTTTGTTAGGAATTTCACTTGATTCAAAAACTAAAACCTTTCTTGGTAACATATGAAATTGATCTGCTCCGTATAAGTGATCCAATGTTAAAGAATCATCAACATTTGCACCATCCATTCTATATTGTTTTGCACCAAGAGTGGATAAAATTCTAATAGTGTCAATAAATCTTCCACCGATATCATATTTATCTATATTTCTAGCGTGTGTAGAATTAGTTGTTGGTTGACCAAGACCTGTTGTGCTATTTGCTGATCCATCATCTTCATCATCATAAAGACCCCCTTTTGCTATAGTGTTAATAAATTGAAATTCATATTTTATATCTTTTCCCAAATGACCATTTGATAAATCTACACCCTGTGTCTCTAGTTTGTTATTGTAACCATTAATAGCATCGTTAACTATATTTTCCATGAGAGTTTTGGTGTTATTGGTTGTGCCTGACTCGTTGTTAAATACATACATACCCTTATTATTTAATGACCCACTATTATCCATGAAAGTTTCATTTAGTTCTGTCTTGAGGAGAATACCACTGAATCCAACAACGTTAACATATACTTTTCCATCATTTTCTACAACATCAGAAACCCTCCCACCGAATTTCATGGTTGATTGTGGTAATAATCTTTTCCACATACTCAAAGATTCATTAACGTTTAATTCTGCGTTCCATCCATAACAAGCATATAGTTTACCTTTAAATTTATTACCTGATGATGAATCAGAACATAAATATATATCTTTTGTTGTATTTGCTTGTTCGAATTTATAATCACCACCAGTTAGTATGTTACCTGAAGAATTATAAAGATAACTTCCATATGTTTTTTCATTAACCAGAATCTCAGTTCTAGAATATCTACCACCCATTGATGCTAGGTCTTCAAGTTTTCTTACTCGTATGTAACAATCTATTGCGTGACCTGAACTGTTACTACTATCACTGACCAATAATGCAGAAGAATTGGTGGTTTCTGTTTCTGATGCAGAGCTACCATTATAAACACGTTGTCTTAAAAAAGCGTATGTTTTATCTTCACTAGCAACATGGGACAGACCAATCTCTATACCTGAATTACTATCTATTCTGCTAAATATTATTTGTTTTGAATCACTACTTCCCCATTGGGTTAATGTAGGAATTTGAATATGTAAGTGTATTTCTCTACCATTATCAAAGTTTATTTTATCTTTGTTGTTTTCACGATCACTTTGTTTGCACCTAATAACCTGTGTGGAAGACGTACAATTTAAATATCTATGACCTTGATATCTAGAACCACCGTAGCCCTCTGTACCATAGAATGGTATATTATCACCATCTATCCTATAACCATCAATATTCCATCCAGCCTCATCTCTTAAATTATAATAAAAATTATAAGCAAATGCTAAATTATCAGCTGGTACATCATCAACAATGAATGTAACTACATCATCTGGATTAATTTTATGCCCACCTGTTATTTGGAATTTTGCATTATCGACAGCTCTACTACCTGCAACATTTATGTTACCTGCTGTAACTGGAACAACGTTTCTTGTAACTGTGTATGAACTAGACCCACTTTTTGTACGCACTTCATGTATTAATTTATAATCCAATTATTGCACCGTTACAGTAGAAGTAGGAGGAGACCATTTATTAAACGTATTTGTTGATGTTATAGCTGAGACTCTAAATTGATAACTTCCAGCATCATTAACTTCTACTGTTAAAGTTTGATTGTCAGCATTAGTAGCAGATACATTATAATCAATATCACTTGCTGGAACTGTACTCCACGAACTTGAGGATGTTTGTCTCATTTGAACATTATATCCTGTTATTCCAGTTGCAGAACCAAAATTCAATGTCTTGATTTGGTTAATCTTTGCTCCATTTGAAGGGTTACTTGTAACACCATCATCTGATACATTTAATGCAGTTGCAGAACTAGAATAATCCACAGGTGCATCTGCTAAAAGATTATCTGTTGATGAAGCAACATTACCATGAATGAATTGAAAGTGACCATCCCAAACCACAGGTGAAGCACTACTAACCGAAAAACCCATCTTCATCAGAGTACCTGTCATTACTATGGTTTCACCTATTGTTAAAACATAACTATCCCCAACTGTTATAGGAACAAAATTTTCTTTAAATACTTGAATCTGTTCCAATGGTGTATCAGCATTACTATAAATCGAACCACCACCAGTAAATGGCGTTGTACCTCTATCTCTTATTTTCCATGATACATTGGCTGTCGTTGTATTTCCTTCAACTTTTATCAAAACATTTTCCCTATCTTCCATTTGAGGTAAAGGCATTGGAGTAACAGGTGTGTTGAAATCTAGCTGAATATTTGTGATATTATCACTTGTATAAGTAACGGTTGTGTTTGTGGTTTCACTTGTAAATGCCAAAGTAAAAGGTACTACCATTTCTAATACCTCGATTTACCATTTTTGTTTAGAGCTCTTGTAACTGAATCTTGAATTTCATTTAAGTTTACAGCTGTTGAAACACTATCAATATGTATTGATGTTGTAATCTGATCCCCCCCACTGTTGGTTTGTGAACCCAATTCTGATGGTGTGAATCTGTTTGACATTGAACTACCACCAAACATAGGATCAGGTGAATTAAATGTTTCTTGACCACCAGCCATTAATTTGTGTTCACTCATGAATAAGTCTTGTGCTCCACCCATCCATTCATAAGATTTGTACATTTTTGCATATTCTTCTTCACCTATAATTGATCTCAAAGCTTCAAATCCAATAGAACCTGCCATTAATGCAGTTCCAAGTAATGGTACACGGTGTAATAATGGTTTGACTATTTTTGCAAGATGTGGTGCAACTTTATTTAATTTTGGTAATGACTTTTTCAAGTTTTCCATTTTTTTATTATTGTCCAAAGTTTGTTGACCTTTAGCCTTACCTTTAACTTTACCTTTATCCTTCGTGTCTTTCGTATCACCACTATTTGCTCCTCCACCCCTAAGGAATTCAAAACCTTTTTTGCCCAAATATCCAGCACCACCAACTGCTCCGACAGCCCCAGCTGAAAGAACTGCACCAGTAGCACCAACACCACCTGCTGTATTATTTTCTCTGTCTCCAAATATCCATGCCAATACCCTCTCTGGTTTTATGGTTTCAAATGTTAATCCTAAAGCCTGTAATAATGCTATTGGATTACCTGTTTTAATAAATTCTGCTACCCCCTCACCTAACAAATTTCCGAGTTTTGCTAACATTGGGTATGCTTCTTTGAAGAATGGCATAACAGTTGCTAACATCAACATTGCTATTGGTCTTAAGAAGAAACCAATAAAGTCACCAAATGGTCTCAAAACTAAAGTAAATGCTAAATTCATAACCTCCAACATTTTTTGTAACATTGGTGAAACTGATAATAATTTCTTTAACATACCAACAAATATTCCTAAACTGAAAGCACTTATAATAATCCCATTTTTATTTTTTTCAACAAAATTTCCGAGACCCTCAAGTGATTGTGCAAACTTCTTCGAAGCTGGACTATCTTTTAACGTTTTACCTGCACCAGTTTCCGACTCTTGTTTTATGAGTTTTTTCATGTGTAGAAAATCTGCCTGTTTTTCATTCATTCTAATATATGATGTTTTAGTTTTATCATCATCTTCTCCAAAGTTTTTTTTATTTGTATTATATTTTCTCCGTGCACTTTTAAATTGTTTCTCACTATCATCTCTCTCTCCTTCTAATTTTGTTGCCCTCATCTGTGCTTGTACAAGACCAGCCATATTACCAAAAACCATTCCACCACCAGCTTTAACTCCAATACCACCTATGAGATTTTTGAACAACCCTACTGATATATTCATCGAGTCTAAAGAGTGTCTTAATCTAATATGTCTATCTACTGCTTGATCGTGTTCTTTTTGTATTCTACCTTTTTGTTCTTCATGAAACCTTTTCATTTTCTCTTGATGGGTTAAAAGTTCCCTTTGTTTTGTTTTCATTTCTTTGTCATGTCTTTCTCGTTCTTTTCCATACATTTCTCTGTCTTTAAGATGGTATTCCCAATTCTTCCACTGTGTTGATGTTTCCGTCATTCTTTGTATTACGGTAGCCATAGCGACATTGAATGACTCTGCCCTATCAACCATAACCTTTATGATCTCTAAAAGCTTTCTAGTCTCACCATCTGCAAAATCGTCTGTGTCTGCCATATTATATATGTTTATATGTAACTATTAAAAGTTTTTCCTAAAACTCCTTGAATCCATTAATGATTGACTCTTTGCATCACCCATAGATTTCTTATGTATATACATTAGTTTTTGAAGATAATCTAAAGGTTGTGAATCTACGGTTGCCTTATCCCATGTGAATTCTTTAGCACAAAAATAATAGATATAATATCGTGCTTCTTCTAGTCCTCGAAATTCTGGAATGTTCGCATCCAGTCCTCGATATAGTCTGCTAAAGGGTGGGTTCTCAGCACCTCTCTGAGTATTTTTTGTACGACTTTAGAGTCTAACAACTTTAACGTTGTCACGTCACCTGTTTTGAAGGGAGCTTTTTTTAATACTTTAACTAACAAATTCATTCTATACGATTGTAAATCTATTTTAGGTTTTGTAACATCAGATAAATCAACACTCTGACCTACTAGTTCCTCAACATCGCCAAATGTTAATGAATCTTCATATTCTACAGTGTCTTCTTTACCGTTATATGTAATTTTTATAGGCTTTAGTGTCATAAAGACTGTTATAAAATGTATTTAATAAGTGTTTATATTTGTGTTATTTTTGCTGCGAGTGCTTTGAATGGTAATTCTTGGTAAACAACTTCAACTGGTTCTAAGCCTGTAACACTATGCTCATCAAATGATAGACCTGTTAATTCTATTGTTAGTTTCTTACTAGTATCTTGTGGGTTATCAAACACCAATTTTGCTGCCACTGTTGGACTTGATGAATCTTCTGCTATACCACCTTTTGCTGTTAAGTTTGTAGAATCTGATGCTTGTTCTAATAGGTGTTGCAACAATGTAATATCTTTGAATGTTGTTTGGAATCTTCCAGTAATATCTAATACTTTTCTATATGATTGTGTTGCGTAATGTGAACCTAATTTATACAATAATTCTGCATTTTGGTTAAAGTTTACATCTACACTTTGAACTTCTCCTACAGCTTGCATTGCTGAACCATTCCATACACTTAATGTTCCATGAGCAAATGTGAAAGGTCTTCCTGATGCATTTATATCTACCTGTGATGATGTTCCACTTGTTGCGTGTGTTGTATTTGTGGTGTCTTCTTGTCCAAATGTCATGTCAACTGATACATTCAGTGGTTCTCCTATACTTGTTGATAACCCCAATGAGTTAACAATACAACCAATTAATTTTCTTGTAATTAGAACTTTTTTGTTTGAACCTGATAATGTGTTTTGTGATGTTTGTAATTGAATCTGTGTTGTTAACGATCTACCTTCAACTACTGCTTGACCTTCTCCTAAAGTTGCTGGATATTCAAAAGGTGTACTTCCATTTGCATCTTCTCCATAAAGTGATCCAAATACTTCATGACTTGTTCTTGTGTCCATAACAAAACCAACACCTAATCTGCCCTGTTGTTGTCCATATGCGAAGGCTGTTGGCTCTCTTTGACCTAGTTTATTAAAGTCAATTCTATTGGTTGTTACACTTAATGACGTTACTCTACTATTAAGACCAAATGTCTTATTTGCTGTAACTGGTGTTCCATAAGCGTTTGCTGCCTCTAAACCATACATAATAGATGCCCCAGCTGATGTGTAAACTTCTGCCATGAATATAAAAGGTTATGTTTACTATTTAAAGATTATCAAGGATCAGCCTTTCTTAAAGACAATGTGAACACATAACTGTACATATTCCTAAAAAGATAGTTTTTACTGTATGAACTCAGAACTCTCAAGTCTGTATAATTTGTGCCTGCTATATTATCCTTTATTATTTGGGCTATCTTCTTCACAACCTCATTGTGTCTTTTTATATCCTTATATGTTCTAACTTCTAGTTCCATGATTTGTTCATGCCAAAATGCTGAACCACCCAATCCGAAATAATTTATAGTTTCAGTTTTTGGGTATATTATTAATTGGTCTTTTCTATCATCGACAAAACCGACACTTCTTTTCTCCCAAATAGCACTAATCATTGGAGGTCTAATAGAAGACCATTCATCTCTTATTAGATTTTTTATTATATCTACTGCATCATATGTTAGAACTGCCATATCTAATAGACACCTGATTGGTATTTATAATTAACGTCATATTTGAAGTCAGTCCACGTATCTCCACCACCATATGAACCTTCTGATGGTCTGCTAAATTTTGTTTGCTCACTCCAGTCGTGATCATTCATATCTGACGGTTTTCTGCCAACATACCATATTTTTCTAGATACCATGTAAGCCAATGAATCCACTAGAAGTTTTCTTGTTGTGGATGGATTTCTCCTCTTATTTCTACTTTTTAAAGCAAGACTCATAAAATTTTTATCAACATTCATCATTTGAACAAAACCTGATGTTTCCCTTCTCTCATAATATTTTTCCATTACTTCATCATCACTCATCTGTGATACAATTCTTTCATTTACCCACTGTTTCATAATAGAAATATTAGGTTTAATCTTATTTGGGTAAATTCTTAAGTTTGAATATTCTGGTAACATATCGCTTGTAGAATCATCTTTTAGAATAAGTGGTATTTTTGGTTTGGTTTTTCTTAAACCTTGAAAATATTCCATCCAATCATCTTCTGGTTCTGCCATTCTTCCTTGCTGTTGAACAAGTGCAAGAGCAATGTCATTCTCTCTGTCTGTGTTTGAATCTGACTTCTTGAACCCACTTATATTTTTTGGTAAAGGAGCTCTATTCTTAATATCACTATATTTAACACCTACTCTGTTAACAACTTCACTAACACCTTCTTTTGTCTCTTTCACTTCCTCACCTTTTACAACAGTGTTCTGTGTACCATTCATATTTCTAACTCTTTTATTTGATTTGAATAATCGTACCAATTTCATTTTTAATAAAATTTTTTTCCCTTTACGAGAAATTGAATCACGAAGACCCATGATTAAGGTGATATCACAAATACTTCTCGTCTGTTTCTAATACAATTATCTATATCTTCTTGCCATATTCTTTTTGCTTCAGTTGGAGAGTTCATACCACCTGTTGGCAATTCATCCATACGAAAACTAGAGTTTAGAATTTCTATTGAAGTCATTTTGATAACTGCATCTTCTATGTCTAATGGGATAACTGTATCACCAGCAAACTCTTCCCCACCATATCTATACGTAACTCTTACTCTATTTTTTCTTAAAATACTAAATAGAAAACCTCTTAAATGAACTGAACCTCTTTCATACTCTGCATCATACCACTGACCATTTGTTACAATGTTTTCCCAAACTGCACTAGCACCTTGCCAAATCTCAATCTTATCTCCTTGATCTACATCAAATTCATAGATTCTTCTATGTCTTAGAAAGACAGGTGTACCCCATCCAAACGTGTATAATAAAGGTAAACTGTGAACTTCTCTTGTTACTTTCTTTGATCTCCAAGCGTGACCAGTTCTTCTCTCAAATACTTCCTCTTGTCTGTTTATTAACTTCTCAACTTGTGTTTTATTAGGAGTAGTAGTAGCAGTAATGGGGACTCTGAGAAAATCAGATACATCTTCGACTGAGCAGTAAGTTGTAACCATGTAATATATAAACTTAGTATGTATTTAAATTTACTTAAAAACAACTGTGTATTCTGCTGAACCTGTGATATCTGCATAGATTCCCTCTTCAAACCTTCTATTGATATCTTGATAATTTCCTTCTATTTCACCAAATATAGTGAATTCTACTGAACCACTAGCATCACCATTCTTTAAGACACATTTAGCTCCACTAGAACCTTTTTTGGTACAGAATATAGCTACAACTACTCCATGAGCTCCTTTTATTGCTGTGTCAGCATTAAAAGATATGACATTGTGGTTATATTCTACCATGAATATATGAGGAAAGACGAATATATAAAGTTTTTAGTAAAAAAGAAAAAAAAGTCGGCTATTTGGACTCTAGTAGCCTATGACTAGAAACTCGAATACTTTATTTGCGATTGAGGTTGTATTTGCTACTTCTGCAAACACATCACCTGCTGAACCACCAACGGAATAGAGTTTGATTTTCTCATTTGCCTTGTCATATTCTACTTTGTATAGTGAATCTGTAAATTCAGGGATCACTGAAACGAGTGTAGAAATTCTTCCCTCTTTGAGGTCGGCTGACACTCCATTTGTTGCATAAGCATCAGAACCACCTGCTGTGACTTTGATCTTATATATTCGCAGTTTTGAAACTAATGCTGCCTGAAAAGATAGTGTTTTTCGGACATTAGCTGCTGTCCAATCGGATGAACTGATTGTTACTGCCATATAAATAATTGATAACTCTATTATATAAAGATACCCTCCAGCTTTCACTAGAGGGTGTAAATGTGTTAAACGTTGTTTAATTCTCCAACGCACAAGAATGTGTTAGTCTCTGACTCTCTCACTATTTGTTCAAGGTCGAGCCTAGATATAAGTATTAAAAAAAATAAAAAGGGAAGTTGTTAGTTTGACTAAAGTTTAATATCTCTAATCTTACCTTGAGATTTGAAGTGCCTACAAACTGTTTCGCCCATAGTTCTGAATACACCTTTCTCAACAAATGCATTGTTGATGAATGGGTAACCTGCTGATCTTCTGGTTGCTTCGTAGTATTCGGTAGGAATTGCAATTTGGATTCCGATTCTTGGATAACCGTAGCCTTCTGCATCAGAAGTATCTAATGCGAATAGTCTGCCGATTTCTGTTGAATCTCCAGAGTCGCTTGGTGCATCCTTTGATGGAATGAATGGTATTCCGTAGATTGAATCTACATGAACTCCAACACCTGTTCCTTTGAATGTTTGGATTCCGTTTACGTCGATTTGTACTAAGCTTTCACCGTATGGATTTGGAATACGGACTGAAGGCATATACAAGCCTTGTATTTCGGAGTAAACTTCGTGCGAACCTAAGAATACATTTGGATCTTTACCAGCTGCGATTCTAATCTTTCGTAAGAAAGTTCTTAGAGTGTCGTCAGTTAGTACACCATTTGTACCAATTGTTCCAGAAGCAGATTCTACTGTACTATCAAAGTCACTTGAACTATCTCTGTCGATAGTTGCGTTTGCAGCCCAAGGGTCATAAGAACCAGTTGTACTTCCACCTAATGCAGTTTCTTCTGCGTTGGATGAAATTATTCTGTCTAGGGACTCAAAGTCTTGAGTACCTGCCCATGTACCTGAACCACTAATTGTACCTTCAACATCTGCGAGTAGTTGTCTGTTTAAGAACTCTTTGTGCTGAACTGCCATATACAATCGGAGTGAACCAAGTCCTCCCCAAATGTCGTCTTTAGAGTGTGTTGCTAACCATTCCATTACTTCAGTTGCACTAAATGGTAACTGAGCTGTTTTTGGTCTAACATCAATCTCTTGTAGAGTTGGCTTTACTGTTTCAGCAATATTTCCACCCTCTGCTGTACCACCTAAAGCAGTATTGCCTTGGTTAGTATTTAGAGTTGGTTTGGCTGTAATAACCCTCCATCCAGATTTATCCCAAGGGTACTTTGGTAAGATACCAAAGGCGTTTGCCTCAAGATTTAATTGCGCCCATGCGTAAGCTCCAAATATAGCATTAAAAGTGCCTGCTGTACTTGTTGTTACTGGTGCATCTGCTTTTCTAAGAAGGTTACGGTTGTAGCCGTAATATTGTGCTTCGAGTTCATCAATTGTTCGAATTTGAACCATTTTAGAACTGACCTACCTCGTCGTTTGTTGGTTGATAATACGTACCTTTCAGAATGTTGCGAGCTACGTTTGCTAATCCATCAAAACCTTCTGCTCTTGCATCTTTCAAGATTGGACTAAAGTCCTCACTGAATGATTTCTCTACATTTGCGTTTGGTCTTGGTGTCTCAGTTGTAAAGGTGTGCTGTGATTTCTCTTGCATCTTTAATTCACCATCGTCGTCTTCAGGTGATTTCTCACCATCATTGTTTGATCTATCTGAATCTAATCCAGTTTGACGTGAATTTGATTGATATTCGTCTGGTACTGTTACCTTTGCACCTACATCTTCTGAATCAGAAGTTTTTGGTTTTAAAGGCAAATCAGTTGGTGTTTCGAGTGCTTTTAATCTACCGTTAATACCTTGTAGGGTATTATCAACAGATTTTTGAGTTTCTGCTAAAGATTGAATAACATCGGTTAATGTTTCCATGTTTTTGTTGATATCGTCAAATGACTTTTCAACTTCTTTAGATTCTTCAGTTTCCTCTTCTTCTTCTTCGTTCTCGATTTTCTTTTCGGTTTCGTCTGCCATGTTGTTATTAGATTCTTCTTTTTTGGGGTTTATATATATTTCGTTATCTTTATTAGTGTCCTTATCTGCCTTTCCCTGACCCCCTAATTGATTATTTCCGTCTTCAGTTTGATAACCTGATTTAATTTTTCTACCTGAACTTGCATCTTCATCTACATTTTGGTTATATGCACTATGATTATTACCATCAGATTCAGCATCTTGTTTACCTTCACTGTCTTTTTCACTCTCTTCATCTTCATTGGTGTCTTTTACCTCTGTTGTTTGTATGCCTGTTCCTACACCTGTATTTTGATTATATGTTGCATCATGACCCAATCCTCTTTGTCCTTGTGCGTGTATCTGTTCTCCACCTATATTACTGTCTTTGTCAATATAACATCCAAATTTGTCACATTTTATGACCATTTTTCCATCTCTTTCCTCAATATTGTCTGTCATAGCCTTTGCAATTGGGTTCCAATCAGTGATTAATGCCAATGGAACTGCTGGGTCTTTACAAACTGCTACCTCGTAATGCTCTAAATTACTTAATTCATATGCTACTGAACCATCTTTCATTACTTTAGGTGTTCTATTAGATTTAGTTGCTCCACCAAATGATAATCCTTTGTATTCACCAGATTTTATTTTACCCCATATTTCATTGTCTAATTCATAATTTTTGTGTATTTTACCTGTAATCTTAATTGCTGGATATTCTTCTCCATCCTTACTTTTGTAAACTGTTTGTGCGTAACTTATACCTTTTCCAATAATACGGTTAGAATGAGTATCACTAATAGGTGCTCCTCTATCCATCCAAATAGGTAAAACCTTGATTAATTCATCAACTACTGTTATTTCACCTTGTTTATCTTTTACTTGAACTGTAAGATAACCTTCAAAGAATCTACTATCACCTTGAATAGGATGTAGTGATTTGGTCACCAGTTTATTGAAATATAAGTCTTCGTCCACGTTTAATCACAGTGTTGTTTGTATATAAAGTTTTTAGTAAAAAAGGTAAAATGGTTGGGTTATGCACCCAAAACATAGCCATTTTAGTCTTTCTTTGCTTTTGTAACTGCGAAATCAGCCATGAAACCAGTGGACAAGCCTATTAAAGCTAAGCCAATATCCCCAACGCCCTCAGTTGCAATAGTTTGACCTATTGCGATTGCTGCGAAGGTGGATATGATTAAAGCACCTGCGAATTTCCTTGCAGAGAAAGATTCATCTGTTCTATGTAGGTAACCTCGTAATGTGTTTAATCCTGCACCAATTACTGCTGCTCCAACAGTTATTAATACTGGATCTACCATAGTTGAAACACCAGAAGAGCAATATATAAAGTTATTTGTCTAATACCTTATCAATTAAGTCTTCTAATTCAGAATCGGCATCCTCATGTAGTCTATTAGACTGTCTATCTATAGCTGTTGCTAAAATAATGAGGGCTTTTTGGAGCTGTGTTACTCTTAAACATAAATCCTTCTGGGTCATGGATATTTTTCTAAAATATGCAATTAAAGTCCCACCACTACCAAGAGCTATTGCTATGACTATTTCTGAAAATAGTCCGTCAATTATTTCGAACATAAATACCTTTGGGTTGTTTAATATTTAAAGTTTAACAGGTATCAAGATATCATCTTCGATCATCTCTAGTATTCTTAATGGATCTTTTGTGATACAGTCAATAAAATCTTCATCTCCACCACTTGCACCTTCAAACCTTCCACATTTATAGCAAAGCCAAATCATGTGTGTGCCATCTGTGTATTCATACATATTTGATCCACATTCACATTTATTATTCATATAAAGATTGTTAATAACTGTTATAAATAAGTATTGTTTTAACATATTATGGCAAGTTCTATATACATTTACGAAACTATAAAAGACTATAACAAAATTTACAAGGGTGTTAGAAACGACCCAACAAGAGAATCATTTCTAATTGATTTATTTGTAAAAGACAAAAAATTACTTATTGTTACAGAAACAAGTAAACTAAAAGAAAGACCAGAGTTAACAAAGTCACTAGTACACTTTAGAAATGGGTCATTGGGAAAATATGAAGATGGTACAGAAAAACTTGTTCATTATTGTAGTTTAAAATTCAATAATAGAAAAACAAAATTGGAAATAATTCCAAGATTTTTAAGAAAACCAGAACTAGAGCTACGTGTTGATAGATTTTATGGTGACACAACAAAAAGAAAAATAAATATAGACTATACAAAAAGATATTATGATTTAATATTTGATCGTATAAATCTAATTTTGGTGGAAAAGAATGAGTGATTGGGGTAGTGGAAATTATCCAGTAGAGTCTTGCCCAAAATGTAAAAAAAAATCTGGGTTTAAGTGGACTTGGGGTAAAAATGATGGTCACTCTAAAGGCTACTCAACGTGTAAGAATTGTGGAGCAAAGTTTTGAAATTTGATTTATTTCTTGGTGATGTAGAAGAAAAGCTAGGAAATATAGATGAGAAATTAGAATCAATACAAAAATTATTAGAATTATTGTTAACACCACCTGATCTGAAAGAATATGAAGAATGGAAATTGTCTAAGAGAAAGGGAATCTAACGTTTATTGCCTAAACCTTTTGCCATTATTATTTTCCAATCTTTACCGTGTTTCTTTCTCATACTTTGCCAAAATGGGTCTGCACCAAACATACCACCCTTTTTGTTATACTCTTTGGTGACTTTCGCTATTCTGCTATGACATGAACGACAGAATCTTGCGTTTATTTGTTCAATTTCAAACTTATAGTCACCACAAAAGAAACATAGTCCATACATTTTATGTGTTATAGTTGCAAGAAGTGGCTCTCTACCACGCTTTCCAGCACATTCACCACAAATATCTGCTATTGTGGCTGATGTTGCATCACGTTTAAAACAATTTATACAAATGGCTTCCTTGTAATTATCAACATGGGTATATTCATCTGCCTGATGTTTTTTCCATAGTTTTTTAGTTAAATCATTTGAATTTGCATTAGTATTTAGTTTAGTAGCCATTATTATTTATTAGACAACTTCACTCTTTTAAGTGTATCGTTTAAAATTATCTTTATATTGTTACAAGCATAGTTATCCAACCCATTTCTTCTACATTCTTTTCTTATTTCATCCAAACATATGTCTATTTCACCAAATTCTGCATTATAGACATTAACTATTTTTTCTTTTTGCTTGGTTTCTTTTCCAGATAATTCCTTATGAGTTTTTTTATCACTAACATCCTTGTCTCGATTTCTTCTCGATTTTTGTCCATTATCCTTCATCTTCTTCCCATCCCCTCATTCCTGAAAATTCAGTTTTAACTAAATCTCTTGCCTGTCTTACTGTCATACCATACTTTCTTAACTCATCTACAGTTTTTGTTTTCTTCCACTGAAAATCAACTGCTGTTTGTAATGTTTTTTTGATAACTTCATAGTTTCTAGGTGTTATTCCATCTGGGTAATCACTTTTCTTACTCATACTTGTACCACTTCCACTAGATGGTGATCCTTGACCTGTTCCACCAATATCACTTGGTCTATTATTCTTTGGTTCACCTTGGAAATTAGTTGCATTTTCACTCTGTTGACCCATCATATCTCCTCTACCATTAACACCACCCATACCAGTACCCATCATTGCTAAGGCTTCACCTGTTATTTGACTGTCTTTACTTACTTTAAACTCACCTGTGTGTGTTCTTGTTATTTCAAATCCCATTTGTTGTAGCATTGCCATGTTTTGTATTTCAACACCATCAGTTTGCAAGTCTCTTAACTTATCTGTTTCTTCACCAGCCTTTAATTGTAATTTCCAATCATCAACTTGTAAATGTCCAGCAATTTTTCTAAAGAAAGACTTTTCTAATATATCTTGACCCCATTTTACTGCTCTATTTGTGATTGTAACCTGTAATCCTTCTTGTGACCAACCAGCAGGGGTTTCTCCATAATAGAATGGTAACACACCATATACAGCTCCTATAATCATTCTAAGTTCTTTTCTTATCTCTATGAACTCTAGCTCTTTCAAAGAACCTGTAAAGTCTAACCACTGTGCCATGTTAGAACCACCTTTCTCTGATTCTACCATTAATGGGTGAATCATGTATGGATCTTCTGCTGCTCTCTGTGTTAATGTGTCCCAAGACTTTCTAAACGTTTCATAGTTACGAGAAGCAACTACCAATAATCCTCTTGGTGGTCTCATCTTATCAAAGTATTTTCTAATAAATTCATCCATATGTGATAAGGACATTGCCTTTGACCATACTGAATAAATTGGTGAGAATCCATAAAGTAGGTGTGGTCTATATTTTCCAGCCTTCCAAATTACTTCTCCTTCACCATAAACTACACGTTTTGGTTGTGGAATACCTATAGAATATACAGAGTTAACTTCCATAACAGCTTTTAATGCTTCAGCACCACAACGGTCACACTTGTTTGTTGTAAGTCGTTTATCCCTATGTTCAAATCTTGGGCAAACATATAATTTATTACGTTTATCATCAAAACCTATTCTACCGTCACTATCAGCTATCATTGCCACCTGTGGTGGATCAATTCTTAGGTACTCTTTTATAATTGTTTTCTCATGATCTATCTTACCTGTTGTATCATCAATGTAATAGTTCTTAAGTGCTAAGAGGTATGCGTTATCACTAATTTCTAAATCACGTTCTAATTGTCTTGCAACATCTTCCAATGTTTGTCCGTTTCCGTTAATTGGGTCTGCTAACATATCTTCCAATATCTTACGGTTTTCAGGTCTTGGTCTTTTCAAATCAGTAGAACCACAAGTATCACACATTACACCATCAGGTACAGCTTTGTCTTCTTTTAAAACAAGTGCTTTCTTCTTTCGTGGGTGTCCAACGTGTGAGTCGTTATTAGTTTCAAATGGTTGATCATCTGGTCTATCACTTGCAAGAGGTTCATACTGGAATTCCTTTGCACAGTTATTACATTTGTATTTGTATTTTTCAGTTACTTCAAAACCATTCTTAAACATCTCTCTGTTAATTGTCTCAATAGGTATTCTAAGTGCATCAATATTATCTGCTAACTCATAAATCATTATGAGTGGGAATGGGAAAATTGGTAATTTAGCACCTGTATCGGTACTCATATATGGCTGTGCTATCGAAGGTCTTGTAGTTGTCTCTGTGTACGATTTATTAGTAAACCTAAATGCACTCTTAAATGTGTCTCTTAGTCCCATGTATTTTTCTTATATTGGTACTTTATAAACTTTTGTCAACATATGTAACGTTTTTGTCATTACCCACCGTGTAGTTCACACAGTCTATTACGCACTGGTGGTTGGCAAATACAACCACTTTCCGATTTTTTTTGGGTTGTTTTATATATCTTTACCTCTCCCTCTGCAACGCTGACTAGTTGTTCGTCTTCTTCGTATTCTGGTTCATTTGACATAAATCTTATTACTAGGCAATTTGTTATAAAGATTGTTATCTAGTGGTGTGAGTCTGCATACCTTAGGGAGGACTACCGTGACGAAGTAGCTAGGTAAACCTTATTAGATGTAGTATTTAAATCATGTGTATGGAACTTGAACCAGAAGACTATAATGAGATATTGAATTGGTTTACACACACTTATGGTAAACGTGACAATGTTAGAATAAGTGAAGATTCAACAAAAACATTTTGGAAGTTAACATTCCTTGTTGAAGAGAAGATAAAGGAAATGAGAGAACAAATCGGTAGAACAGATGATGAATAATTACTCTTTTATATTAGTAATGTATAATTAATGTATGAGATGGAAATACTATGTATTTTGGGGACTGTTAATGTTCGCACCGTTTGCAGTATTAGGTGAAGGTTATATTGGATTATGTGTACTTGCAGTATTTGCTGGACTTAATGCATTTGTTGAAAAGAAAAAAACAGTACAGGTAAGTGACTCATTTGAAACTTGGAAAACATATAGGAGTGAGGTATTGGAGGAAATGAAATGAAGGTACTAAATAAAAAAGATAAGAAAATATATAATGAATTACTTGGTATGGTGAAATTTAGAAATTTAGAATGTTGGGACTTGAAGACACCTGAAGGTTGGATAAACAATATTAGAAACATAAAAATCAGGGATTTCAAATGAATCAATGTATGACTTGTTTCAGACTTTGTGAAAAATACGATTTGGTTGAATATGATGGTGTTCCAATGTGTGTAAAGTGTGAGTATAAGAAAATAAAATACGACACAAAACAATAGAGTTATATATATAATTAGACTAATATATGTATGAATAAAAAACAACTGGAATCGTTTGTTAAAGAACGAGCAGACTTTACACAAACAGAAAACAACATGAGTGAACTCATAAGAGATAATGCGAGAAAAAACACCTTGGACATAAAACGTCTATTGGAAGATCGTAATAAGGGGTGGCTACAATATGTATGATGATGAAAAAACTTGGAAATCTCATCAGGATGATTGGGAAAAACTCGTAAAGGATATCAAACATTATCCTAAGGATGTTTCCCTAGAACAACATAAGTACCGTATGGATATAATCCACCGTCTTGTAGGAGACTATGCTAATGCACATGAAGTTGATAGGGGAAATGACTGAGTGTAAGCACCCAAATTTCTTCTTTAAGGAGTACAAGTTCTATTGTAGAACCTGTGGTAAGGAAGAATCGTTCTTGGATTATTCCATGGACTTTATTATAAGGAAGAGGAATAATGTTAGGTAATAAACAGTTAGAGAAGATTATGTGTATTGCCTGTAACGAAATCTTCCATGACCACTCTAAACGACAATTAATCCGTTGCCTCTTTAGGGTACAGGGTACTATTGTAGGTGAAGGAATAGATAACAATCCTCCCCCAGAATTAGAAGATAAGTGACTTGCCTGTAACATATATAAATCTTATAGGTTTCCAATTTTCATTTTTTCGCCATACGCACTAGGCGTGATAATAAAGAATAAAAAAACTGCGTGGGAATAGTTAGGTCAAGCTAATTATCCACGCTTAAGGGGTTATTGTATAATCTTATCTTTGTTTGTTGTATCTTTTCATCTATAACCTCAAGAGGTTTAATCAAGATGATTGATGTTTCTTATCAAAGAGTAACAAGGGTTAACTTGTTTTGTAAGTGGTATTATACAACTCTCGAAGCCTATTTTCGACTTTAGGCTCTTTGCCATCTTTAACAAATTCCATTAGATATGAAATTTGCGCTTTCAAATCGTTCACTAACTTTTTAGGAGCTAATGCACGAATGACGCCACCTTGAACAATTGAACAAGGTATGTAAGCATAAGCTCTAGCATTTACGCTGTCGCTTATGTTAAAGACGACTGTGTCCTGTGCTTTGAACAAGGCTTTGATTGAATCAACCATTGAACCATCAATAGTCTCTTCCCTCAAACCTTTCTCAAAGGCTGAAATAGATGTTGCCATCAACTAAACCTGCTGTGTTTTCATTTTATCAACTTTGTTTATATAGTGAAAGTTAGGTCAGCCTAACTATTGATTATGGTAGTAATGCTTAACTAGTTGGTCTTTTGCTGGTAATGCTTAAGTAGTCGGTATTTCGACCCTATTCGTGCCTAATCTATTATAACGTATAAAAAAATAAATAAAATAGGTTATATAGGTATGGCGCTGGTGCATATGGTATTTATCTCCGAACAAACTAATCTATTATAGAACAGTTTAGGTTAGTAATACTATTGGTTATGCTATGTTTGTTATTGTAGTGCCTATAGAGGAATCAAGTTTGTGAGTAATGTTTAACTAGTCGATTTTAATTTGACCTCAAATTCGTGCCTGACTATTTAAACAAAACCAGAAAAATGAAAAGACAGCAGGTTTAATCGATGAGTAATTCAAAATCAAACACGAGAATATCAAGGCACGAGGTTAATCGTGTTATTAGTGGTCTTACTAGTAGATATGGTATGGTAAATCAACATTATGGTGGTAATAATGAGTTTAAAGAAAAAGTAAATGATAGTATTCGTGAATTTAGGAAGATAGCCCTAGAAGAACAGAGGGATTGGGATAGGGAACTAAGGAAGGTGGCGAGATTACATAAGATATTAAATATAGCCTTAGAAAATCTATCCCATTCCTTCTCAGGCGATATTTTAGTTATTGATAAGAAAGCTTATATTCATATATGCAAGTGTATTGATGCTTTCAATGTATATTTAACACATAATCAGTTATTTAACCTACAATATAATAGGCTACCCCAGCTTATATTACCAAAAGAGGTTGTAATGAGATGAGTACAATAGAGATAATTGAAGCATTAAAGTGGTCTTTGGGTCATATAAGAAAACCTAAGGGTATAAAAGAAGAAATGAGTGTAGAAGATAAGTGGATGTGGGATAATGAATAATAAAACTTGTAGCTTATGTGGTGCTATTTTGCCAATTGAAGGTCAAAAAAGACATGAAGAATGGCATAATGCAAAACAACCATTTGTAGCACGTAATAAAATATGGGGGAAAGTAGAATGGGTATGATAGAGATAAAAGAAGAGGATTGGAAAGAGTTTAGAGAGTATGTTCAACACCTAGAAACAAGAATAAAATTCATAGAAAGAACCACAATACCTGAAGTATATGATGTTGTAGCTAAATTAACACACGCCATAAATCAGCTTGCACAATCATATGAAAGAGGAAAAAATGGTAGAAAAGATGGTAAATGGTGGGAAAAAGAATGGTAAACTGTACTTGTAACCACTGTATAAGAGAACAAATGGAGACCTTTATTACCTTCTCCTCTAAGAACAGGAACAATAGAATTGCAGTAACTAAACACTTGTTGAGGTGTCTTGCATAATGGTTAATGCTAATTTATCTGATTATGAGAGAAAAAATGATACTAATAATCAGTATATAAAATGTGAACATGAATGGGAAGACAATATACCTGTAAGAAATGGTTCACAAGATGGTAATGCTGGTCAACACTGTATTAAATGCTATAAAGAGAGGAATAATAATGAATAAATATAATATCAAAACAATTTGTATGGAATTAGAGGGAATTATGATGAACTGTGTAAACAATTCGAAAAACAATGTAAAAGAGGTGGGTCTCTAGATATTAGACAATTTTTATCTCTAAACACTACTATTCTTATCATGACTCATCTATCGAGTAAAATCAATCATGGTCTAGGTTCAGGATGGTCTGCTATCAAATCCATGAATAGCCATCCGTTAATGAACAAAAATAATACTAAAACATTGTTTGATGATACCGTTGCAAGTATCATTCCAGAATCAAAGAGTGTCGTTAACTATCATCGCTTTTCCAATGATGATACCTTGTGTGACGTATTGGGTGTTCAATGTTCGAAACTTCTACACTATTTAAACAACTTAGTTCACACTAGCGTAAACGTGCCTATAACGATACACGAATTTGACTCACATGATAAGTGTGCCTTCAGTTCAAGTACATTCCCACCTCTACAATCAGTTAAGGAATACTAGAGATAAAAAGACTAATATCAAATAGAGAATATTAAAATGACCGAATTAAAAGCACCAAAATTAAGAACATTCTACATTAAGAATGAAGATGATGAAAGCGTTGTCTTAACATTAAGAATGGCAAGAACACCTATTGGATTTCAACTATATTGTAAATCTAAAGAATTTCATGATTTCTTCAAGGCTTTGAGTAAAGACACAGTTTCAGAGTTTAATAAAGGATGGGGAGTTACTATGGATTCTTATAACATAGGAAGATTGTGGACAGATAGAATGTTTGATGATTTAAGATCAGCAGTTAATTATAAAAAACCTGATGATTACGTACCAAAAACACTTGAAGTTGCATTTAGAAATTGGAACGCAAATATATTATTAGATTCACCTAATCTACAATTAGAAACTACTTCTGACACAACAGCTTGGAATGGAACACCAAATATTTCATACATATTAAGTAATATATTAGATGAAGGAGTTATGATTAGCTTCTCATCGCCTGTATCTAATAGAATGTTTGACGCTGTATTTTACGCAACACAAAGATACCTTGTATGGTTGAATGATAATTTCTTATCTCAGAGAACACAAGGTTTCAAACTAAAACAAAAATCAAAGGATATTGTTAAATCAAAGGATATGTTTGGTAAGATGGACGACGAAAAAAACACATGGACAACATACGGAAAATACATGGAACCAGACCACGATGACCAAGGAGATTTAGAGATTTGACCGTAAAAATGAAAAACGCACCATTGTTTAAACGAAGCAAACAGCTTTACTGTAAAAAATGTTTGAGTGTATTTGAACCTGACACTTTGAAAGTGAAACACTGTCTAGAATGTGGAGTAAGAGTTCTGACAGAAAATTCTCCAAATCTTATGAACCTTAATGTAGGTTTTACCACACATATAGGATATGATAATGCAGGAGATAGTCCAATCATCAAAAAAATAGGAATAGAGATGGAAGGACAATGGGCAAGAGCACCACTTGATAATAGAACTCGTATTCATGAAGAACAGCAATTAGCATATCATGACGATGGTTCTGTACACTTTTCCAGATCACGTTCGTGTAGTTGTTGTAGAGGAGACTGTAGTTGTGACGAAGATGGATATGACTGTTGTGAGGGTGACTGTACAGATAGTTCACAAATAACTGGAGAATATGTAACAAAACCAATTGTGTACTATGAAGATTTAAGAGTGATGAAAGAATTGATTATGGATAACTATCCAACAAATGTTAATGCAAGTTGTGGTGGTCATTTCCATTTAAGCTTTAAGAGTAATACCTTTTATGGAATAGCAATGGATAGACGTGTTTGGTTAGGAGTGAAAAGGGAATTCAAAAAATGGATTAAAACTAATATGAAACTTTCTGAAATGCAGGAAGCCGAAAGAAGGTTGAATGGCATACAATATTGTGCAAATTCTCATAATGCAGATAATCAAGTATATGCTAGAGCAGATAGATATACACAGTTTAACTTTTCATGGCAAAGACACCAAACAATGGAAGTTAGATTGTTACCAATGTTTAAAGATTCAAAACTATATATGAAATGTGTTAGATTTCTTTGTAATGAAATACAACAGCAAATAATAAAAATATTTGATAATGGTAAACCAGAAGAAATAGAAGCATTTAGAGATATGAGTGGAAGAATAAAACCGATATTTCCAAAATTAGGGGAGATTTAAGATATGTGTGTAATAATGATGTTTGAAGACGATTATCCTAAGAAGGATATGTTGGATTCAGCAGAATCAATGAATAAAGATGGTGGTGGTTTTGCATGGATAGACCAAGCAAAAAGCATAGTAAGATGGGAGAAAGGTATGCACGTAACATCAAAATTCATAATGGAAACAATCGAAAGAGAGAATATTCAATTACCAATTGTAGTTCACTTTAGAATTGCTACTCATGGTGGGGTTAATAATGAATTATGCCATCCATTTGCTATAAGTGCTGAAAACAGTGAAGATTTGGATTCAGCAGGATATGATACAGAAGGTGTATTATTCCATAACGGAATCTGGTCAGATTGGAATTCAGTTGCAATGAAAGTATTATTAAACGATAAAGAAACCAAATTACCTGATGGTGGATTTTCAGATAGTAGAATCATGGCATGGTTAATTAGACATTTGGGTACTAATTATCTTGCATTGATTGATGAGAAAGTATCTGTATTAACACCACAAGGAATAAAGAGATTTGGTAAAGGTTGGTCAACAGAAGAGAAGGCACAGTGTTCAAACACACATTGGAAACACAGTCCTAGGAGTTGGGGGAGCAACAATACTCATGGCACTACAGTAGTTAGTAGTGGTAATAATGTAACAACTTACCTACGTGGTGGTGGAGGACGACAGGATTTTCGGGGCTGTGTCCAAACCCAGATAACGGACACCTCTCAAAACGACAAATCAAGCGAAACAAAAAGGAAGCAAACCGAAAAAGAGGGAGAAGAGATTACATTAACAAAAGATACCTTGGACGACACTAATACATTTGCTGGTTCACCTGAAGATTACGAAGCAATTTATAATGCAAAGTACAGTTATGAGGATTTTCTTGCAAAAAATAAAGGCTTTGGAAACGAAGGTGGAACAGGTTTCATAGGGGATGATGGTCAGTGGCATGAGTGGGCTGAAGATTTTCTTGGAGATGGATTTGATTAAAAATGCCTGCAAGACGAAGAGTAGCACGAAGAAGCTTTCAAACAGCCAGACGAAATGGAAACACACCGTTATTTGCGAGATTCGACAAAAGATGGGAGCAAGGTATGAACTATAATCAAAAATTCATTAGTCTTCTAAACAGAAGAATAGATGAAAAATTATTGTCCCTCAACTACAAGGGAACTTATAAAAACAAAAGAAATGTGGCTGAGAAATGTATTCAAAAAAGATGGGATCATAAAATACACCACTATCCAGAAACTTTAATAAAAATGTTCGAGACAATAGGATTCAGTGCAGAGCCATATACAGCGTTTGGTTTAGAAAGTGGCTATATTACAAAATGGAATATAGAGAATAACTCTCTTCCAAAGTGGAGTATGTATAGTCTATGTAGAAACATGGGAATGGACTTTAATGTAGTACAATTAGTCGTTAACGAATCAACTACAATAAGAGACCCACTACCACCTGTCACGCATATATCACAAGCATTATACGCCTACTTCACTGACACAGTGGAATTAAGAGATGGTGTTTTGTTAGATTTTGGAAAATTGGCATTACATCTTAAAAAGATTAATAATTTCATAGATGATGCAGATGTTGTATCAAAAAGATACGTTGAAGAATATGGTGTTGTTAATGATGGTGCGTATGATATAACAACTTACCATCTAAGTAATAAAGTTCCAAATAGTAACAAAATGAAATATTCACTGTCAACACTATTAGGAGATGAATTAGAATGAACGAAAGAGAATTATGTGAAACATTGGAAAGAGCAGAAAATAAAATCTGGTCTTGTGGTTGTCCTTATCTAGCATTATCAGAAGAGATGGGGTATGTTTCAGCTTGGGCTGCAACACATGACCCACATTTAGGATTGTCTAACTTAGGCAGAATAGGTGTAACAGATTGTTTAAAAACATCTGGTTTTAACACAGAATATTCTCAATTTATCTATGAAATGATAGAGAAAGGTCACACTATGGACAAAATAGGAAACAGAATAATGGATGGAACAGCTAAGAAATGGAATTATTGGAGATGGAGAGAAAATGAAGATGAGTAAAATAATATGGATTCCTTGTAGAAGGAAAGATTTTAATGAGGATGATGAAGATGAATAAAATAAAATATGATAATTGGTTTGGACTAAAACTATTCATATGGAAAAACGTCATTGAAAAGCTATATTCTTCTTGGTTAGAGGAATATGCAAGAGAATATCTTGACAATAATTATGAAAAAGTCGAATGTGAACCTATTCAGTACGAGGATCTAGATTAAAATGGGTAACGATGAGCTACTATATGCTATACAAACACAAATAGCATCTTTCGTTTTTTCATTTGCTAAACATTTTCCAAGAGATAGAAATGCTACTAATATAACTGAAGGAGTGTTAGAATCAAGAAAGAATTGGTATTCAGCACTTAATGATAAAATGTTTGTTATAGAAACGCATGGTGAAGCACAAATCAGAACGTATGATAGAGAACACCCAGATTCTAGAGTTGGAACATATGTTTCCAATATGTCTTCAGGTGAAAGAATACGAAGAGTTAATGTGCTTCGTAATTTAACAAAAGCATTTATTACAAATATTGCCTGTGAAATCCTAAATGAACGACATTTGAATTCCAATTTTACATCATCTCTCGATGCCAGTTTCCGATCTGCTATTGAAGAAGAAGATAATAATTATTCTAGAGTTTTCTCAGTATGTCAATGCCTTGGTGGACACCCATCGTCAAGTGCAAGATTGAAAATTGAGGCTATCTCTAAGAAATTACCTATGCCATTTGAGGAAATACAAAGAATGTTAAACGTGTTGTTGGCAAAGGGTATTGAAATTTATTCACTGAGTGCTGAAGAGGTTATTTCATTTATAGTCGAAGAAGCACATCAACCTGACGATTACCTAAACCTTGGAGTCCATAACAAGATTAGGACATTGTTATCACGAGAACGTGGAGAACTATTTCCTTTACAGTTTGTGTGTAATTGGGATATAAAAGAACAAGAATGTGAACATAGTAAATGTGGCTGGTATTGTAAGGTAGTAAGAGATTGAACAGTATGTACATTATGAAATTAAAAGTAGATAAATCATACAATAATGATGCAGACAAATGTATTATGAGGTTAGATTCAAGAACTCTAATAACTTTGGGAATTCATCCTAAAACAGTAGTTGAATTGATACCAAACTTGGATGATGGGTATGATGTGGTTCCAAAACTAGAAACTAGTGGCAAAATAGATGATTTTCCAGATGTAGTAAGACAGAAAAACGATAGACTAATCTTTGTCATTATGCAACAAAATGTGAACGATGGTTACCAAAAGAGAGTAAGAATAGATGGGCAAGATAGAGATTTGTTAAATTTGAAAGAAGGGGACAACTTGAATCTTAGTAGATGTGAGGAGTGGGAGATAGAATGAACGAATTAGAAGAAAACAATCTTACAGATTGGTTAACAGAATCAGAAAAAATGTTTATGAGAAATGTTGGAAAATACAACCATACACGCAAAGCATCCACTTCTGACCTACTTAGAAGGAAACTACATGATAAAATAAGAGGAGCTCTTGCAAAGAAAGTTAGAGAACATAATTATGCTATTGTTACAGTACATTTAGCGAATAGTGAGCTTAAAGAAGCATTTAGAGACAGATGTGGTGCTATGCCTATGTCAAGAGTTTTAAAATGGTTAATGGTTAAATATATTGAAGGGGATTATGGTAATTATGAACAAAATAATTGAATATAAAAGAGTGAATAAAGATGTGTATAAACATCGAAGCTGTTGTACAACGTGCCAAATATTTTATGCTGTATATAAAATCAGATGTGATGTTTGTAATAGGTTAGTTAGGCATAGACCAAGAGCTAGCAAAACAAAACAAAAATATATTGAAGGTAGATTCATATGAGCCGACAACAACAAAAGAAAGCAGAAGAAATCTTATCAAAAATAACAAAAGTTGATGATAAAACATGGCTGTTACCATCTAAGAGTGATGAATCAAAGACTCACACAGTTCAGATAATAAATGAAGAGTATGACTGTGATTGTTTAGGATTTCAGCATACATTAAATTGTTATCATGTTATTGCAGTTAAAATGTCAAGAGGAGAAAATTTAGAATGAGAAAAAAGAAAACATTCATGTGTTACTTATGCGAAAAACAAACATTAGAAAAAAGGAAGGGATTGGAAATTGGTAGTGGAAAGTTTACTCATGCTATATGCAAACTGTGTTCCAGAGAGAATTATGCTATACATGAAGAGAGCTATTACAAGGAGCATGAAGAAATGATGAACGAGAAGATTCCTAGATTCTTTGATGAGGAAGAGATTATCCTCAACCAAATAAAATTCATGAAAATGTCTAAAGAACTCTTAGAACAATCATGGGGGTTTGAAGATTGAGATGTAAGAGATGTGAAAGAGTAAAAAGACACTCAACTAAAGCAAAATGTTGGACAACATGGTTCTTATGTCCACCATGTGCAGTAATTGTACACCCATTAGAATATAAAAACAACCAACAACAGCTTTGGTCAAAAAAAATAGATATGTTTGGAAGAATAAAGAAGGCAAAAAATAAACACGCTGGTATGAGAAATCCACACTATGACCCAAAGGAGAAATCGAAATGATAGAAGTAAAACAAAATCCAATTTTACCAATAAGACTGTATGATGAAGAAAAAATAAAGGAGTTAGGCTTTGATCGTTGGACAGAAAAAGATTTATTGAAGGAAGAACAATACTTAATACTTGAAATGATGGAAGCAAGTAGAAATCTATCTGCTGTTAGATCAGCACTTGGTTATGTAGAGGAATCAAAATGACAACATGGACTAAAGAAGAAGATAAAGCCTTTATCAAGAAAAATTCTGATAAAGATACTACATTATGGGATAACCCAGCACAGCTCAAACTATTCAAGCAATATGTTGATGGATTCAATACAGTTATGGAATATTTTGATGAGATATCAGAAGAATCAAGAGTAGAATTAGATGAAAAATTGGAGAAATTGGGATTATGACCGAACCAAAAAAATGGTCTAACCAATTTGGTAGTGGAAACATGGGTGATAAACCAAAAAGTCATTGGGGTAAAAAATTACTAGGTGGTCAAGCTGGACTAAAATTTACAGCTAAGAAAATAGTTGATACTTTTCCACATGAGTATTTTGATACATATGTAGAACCATTCGCAGGTAAAGCTAGAACTGCTCAAGTTCTATTAGATAGAGGAATTATAAATGTGAAGATGGTATTAAATGATATATCTCCACGTTCTAATGAATATTGTAGAAAAACATTTCCATCTGCAATAGTAGAAAATATGTCTTTTGAAAAAACCATGAAGAAGTATGATGGTGGAAAAACATTTTTCTTTATAGATCCACCTTGGCGTAAGAATATATACACATATAATGACTTCTTTAGAATTGATAGAAAAGTTGTTGAGTATTATCAACAGCTATTAACTATAGTTGAAAACTTAAAGGGTGATTGGATGATTACTTCTAACGCTAATGAAGTTGAATGTAGAGGTTTGTTATCTAAATCAAAGTACAACACAATTCTAATTTGTAGTGGTGGTAAACATATATTTGGAAAACAAGCCAAGACATTATTATGTAGTAATTTATTCGGAGAGAAATCAAAATGAACAAAGAAATAACCATTCCTACAACATCTATAGACTTTGATCAATACGACCCAAAGAACATAGAGGTGTGGGACACATATATACAGATATCAGATGAAGCTGAAAGATTAGAAAAAGCTATTATTTCATCTAAATATCCATACCTGATAGAATCTGAAAAAGGTCAAGGAAAAACACTTTTGGTTCATACATTATGTAAAAAGTTGAAAGTTGCATTAATAGAAGAACCAATAGGGGCTGGAATTAAAAAGAGTGATTTAATTGGAACAAAGGAAATAAACTCTGATGGAACATTCTTTAGCCTAGGATTATTACCAAAAGCAATTTGTGTTGCAAACCATTTCGGACACGCTGTTTTATACGGTGATGAAGCCAATGCACAAGAACATGATATGCAACGGTATTGGAATAGAATTTGTGATGGAAGAAGATCAATAGTTGCAAATGGCAAAACATATAGGTTGAAAGAAGATTGTAAACTAACTATAATCTGGACTATAAACCCTGTTACATATGCTGGTATAAACACAATGACAGAGGACTTACGTTCTAGATTTGTAGGAAGGGTATGGAACTATCCAAGTAATGCTGATTTGGAAAAAGTAATAGATTGGGAAGGAATCCCATCTGACACAGTAAAGATGCCACTTTTGGTTCTTGTTCAAGATATCTATGCTCTAAGAATGAAGGGTGATGTTGAATATGCGTTGTCAATTAGGGATATAGTACAATTCTGTACATATTTTAAAGACAATGTTGAGGAAGGTAACACACATTCTATTAAAACTGCATTGGAAGAAGTTATTCTCATTAAATATGGAGAACCAATGGACAGAGAACTTATCAGAATAAGAATTAAAGACACGTTTGGGGTTGTATTATAATGAGTAAAAACCCATGTGGTGGAGTTTGCAGGGAATTTCCTAATGAATTGAAACATTGTAGAGGGGAATTGGTTTATGACAGACACGCATTTTGTAGGAACTGTAATAAATACTTTCTAAAATCAATACTTGAAAAAAATAAGTTAGGTGGTAAAGTATTATGCCCTTGTTGTCATGGATGTGCAAGACAACACCCATCGTCAAGTGCAAGGAATAGAACAATAAGAAGGAGGTTGGCTAAACTAGAATGACTAAAAGAGACACCAATATATTAAGTGAAAAAGAATTATTTGTTAAAACGTCAAGAATTGTAGAACACGTTATAGATGGAGAAGTAAAAATAATATATGGAAAAGCTCCTAACTTTTGTTTATATGAAGGATTGAAACAAAATAAATTGGATTTGAAGATATACCCAAGTTTCACGGTGAATCTAGCAACACCAGCAGTTCCTAACATAGGACAATATACTGCATTGTTACATGAACTATCACATATTCTATACAAAAGCCCATTCAGTGAAATTTCAGATATGCTGAGTGGAAAAAAATTCAATCTAAGTAAGTTCTTTGGGAATGGTTATAACAGAATGGTGGTTCATAGTATATGGAATGTTTTGGAAGACCAAAGAATAGAGTCCCATTTAACAAAATATTATATTGACTACAGAAAACGTTTTGAAAAAACACTCGTATCTTTAGGCAAAGGTATAGGTGATGGAGAAGGTCATGGAGAAGATAATCCACTGTTTGTGTTGTTGGCTATAAGATTCTTTAGGGAAGATTTAGTAAAAGACCAAAAAATATTCAAACAATGTAAGAAAGCATTGGAAGATGTACAAGGGACTGATCCTTATGGTGCATTAAGGGTTCTTATATCACTAGCACCATTAATAAAGGTTTATCTTACTAAAAACCAAATTCGTGTATCAGATGAATCTTCTTTGCATAGTATGGGAAAAACATTTAAAGAGTATTGTAAAGAAAAAAAGAGGGTGTCACGCCATGATATCTATGATATGAATGAGATACCTAAAGATTTAGAAAACATTCTTCAAAGTACTGAAAAAGATATATCTGTATCAAATATTACAATTGACGAGCTTATTAGTGAAGGTAAGAAGAAAGGCAAACAACTCTCCAGCGAGATTCGACAAAAGATGTTAGGTGATGGTGACGGTGTAATAGACCGAACACCATCATCTGTCACTATGATAGATAGATTTTGTGGGAATGATGTGAAGATAGAAGCTGATTTAAAAACAGTTAATGGACTTAAAAGAGTATTTGAGAAAATAAAAATGAACCAAAAACCAATAATTGATTTTGAAGGAGAAGAACTAGATGTTGAGGAATATGTTAAAAGAAAGATAATTGGAACACAAATAAACAAATGTAAAATAAATGGGAAGAAACAAACAGGTGCATCAATAATAGTTTCAATAGATGCTTCAACATCTATGAATGGTTACAAAATACGTACATCACGAAATCTTGTTGCAACCATGTTTAAATCCGTAGATTCATTAAAAAACGTTAAAATACGAGGAAATGTTTGGTCAGCCAACACTCAAGGCACAATAGCTATGACTGAAATAAATGGTATGAACGACATATCCAAAATAGCAATAGACACTAAATATCACATAACACCTACACATATGGCATTTGAGTATTCCGAGAAACAAATGAAAGAAATGAATGGTTCAAAGAAAATAACATTTATTATAACCGATGGTGTACCAAACTATTATGTGAATGGATCTAGACTTCAAAGAAAACACTATAGTAATATTTGTAAAAAGAGACTCAGAAGATTATTAAAAGTATGTCCAAATGTGTGTTGTATTTTAGTAGGATATCCTGCTCCTTGGGAAAGGCAGGACGTGTATAAAACGTTTGGAAAAAAGCGTGTAATAGTTGTGGATAACATAGATCAGGTGTCCGAAAAGGTTATAAAACAATTTAAAGGAGTCGTTGTAGATAGTATATGAATGAAACTTATTTGAGGAAGGCTCAATTACTACAAAAGATGAGAGAGAAGATGGTAAAGAGAATTCTTGAAATAGAAAGAGAGCATTTTATACCAATGCATAGAGAAAAAAAAGAAGATTTGGAAGAAAAAGAAGATGTTGCTTTAAAACGATACCTTAGAGCTTTAGAAATAATGCACCTTGAGTGG